TATGCAATGTACTGAGGCAAAGAATTATAAGTCTAAAGCAGCGGCTAAGAAAGCGGATGAGTCTTTAGATATAATGGTCGCTTATTGTAATCAAGACGTTCTTCTTTTAGAGGATGTTTATATCGAAATTCGAGGTTACGTTAAACCCCATCCAAATATCGGTCTATTCTCACATGAGGAAGGTATGATTTGCCCTACCTGTGGAAGCACTCACTTGAAGCTTGTCGGGGAGTATAGCACATCATCAAATACGTATGATGAGTATAGGTGCGAACATGGTCACACATCTAGGGCTAGAAAAGCAAACACCTCTATTAAAAACAACAAAGGGATAATGTCTAGCATCCCGAGGTAGTCAACATTACATCCTAACACCTTAGTTCTCCGTATTTTTGCACAAATCGTGTATTAATGCCCAAAGGTAAAAACGACAATTCAAAAAAGAAGTTAGGAGCTTTCCCAAATCCCTTAGCGAAGCCATCAGAAAAAGCCAAAGAAGACTACGGCAAGGCAATGGCCTCGGCTATGTGGTCAAGAGCTAGAAGTGACGGGTGGAGTTCTTATGCTTCCACGCGCAAAAGAATTGTAGAAGCTCGGGAGTGGGTTCGCGGGACTCAGAGCATCTCTAATCTTAAAGACCTTGTTAATACAGGCGGGGGTACATCATACGCTCCTTTTAACTTCAACGTTTCCAACCCAATACCAAACCTTTCCAAATCATTCATCAACAGCGTAACTGGTCGTGATTACGACGTAGTAGCTGAAAGCCTTGACAAGACCTCTAAGGGTAAGCTTGACGAGGAGATGAAAAAGAAGAAGTTCAAGGTCGCGGCAAAGAAATACAAGAACGAACTACAGAACCTCGGGATTGATGCTGTCAATCCAATGGAGGAAGACTCTATCCCAGACACCTTTGAAGATGTAGAATTAGACTTTGAGCTAAACTACAAGACTGAGTTTGAGGAGTTTATAGAGACGGGTATCAACTTCGTGTTTAACAACAATAACATTGAAGAGAAGAAAAGCAACATCGCAGAAGACGCTATTACCATTGGCAGGTTAGGCTTAAGAGTCGGCTTTGACCATAACCGCGACCCATTCTTACGTTGGGTAGATTGGAAGAACGTTATTCATAGCAACTGCAAGAATAAAGACTTTAGCGATTGGTCTTACTTCGGCGAGGTAGTGGAGATGTCTATAGCAGAGCTTCAGATGGCGTCGGGTAACAAGTTTACAGACAAAGAGATATTCGAGATTGCGCAAAGATACGCAGGGCCAGATTACGGAAACAGAATTTGGGGATATGGAGCGTACTACGGACAACAAGGGGGTTTTGGTTTTGACGACGTTCAAGACTTTAAAGTTCCCGTTATGGACTTTATGTTCAAGACGGTAGATGACCAAAGGTATCTTATAAAACAGAATAACAAAGGTGGAATTTTCCGCCCGAGAAAGGTAGACGACAAGTACGAGTTACCACCCAACACAACTAAGAAGCAACTTAAGAGTGTAGGCTTAGAGGTAATCTACCAAGGGTATTGGATTGTTGACTCAGAGCATATCTTCAACTATGGTTTGATGGAGAATATGGTTCGCCCGAGAAAAGACGGAATCTATAGCACTAAAGTAGTATGTCCTTACATCGCTTACGCGGTGGATATGCTAGACTCTAAGGTAAAGTCTAAAGTAGAACAGATGATTCCCCTAGCGGAGTTTATGATGCTTATAGACCTAAAGCTACAACAGATGGTAGGACTCACACGCCCCACAGGGGTTGCTGTTGATGTTTGGTCTATGGCTAACCTTAAATCTGTCTCAGGAGCCGCGGGAGAAGAAATGGACTTAGGAGATGCTTTGGAAATGTACAACCAACTCGGTACGTACTTCTACGCATCCCAAAGAGAGCATGGCGGGTTCGTAAACCAAAAGCCAATCGAACAGCTAGACAACGGACTTCCCGCATCTACCATGATGATGATTGAGATGTATCGAAACGCTCAAGAAAGACTTTATCAAATAAGCGGTTTTAACCCTACGGTTGATGGAACCTCTATGGACAAGAACGCTCTTGTTGGTGTAGAGAAGATGCGATTAGATATGCACAACAACGCTGTTCGTCACCTTACCGATGCTTACACAAACGTAATTAGTCGTGCCGCTCATGTTACTGGATTGTTCATTCAGGACGCCCTTGAGTTTCACGGAAAATCAGATGCTTACGATATGGCTATTGGCTTTGAACGAGCCTTTAGTTTAAAGGATATGGCGGGGTATAATTACGCTGAACTCGGTATTACCATTAAGTATAAGCCTAACGATGATGAAAAGGCTTACTTCGAGAAGAACTTAGAACGGGCGCTTCAAGGTGGGCAAATAGATATTAGCATTGCAACTCGCGCACGAAGAGTAGCAGACACATCTATTAAAGCCGCGGAGAAGTATCTCGAAAGAGCGGTAGAGAAGTACGCGCAACAACAACAGCAATTCGCAATCGAAAGAGAGCAAGCCAACGCACAAGCACAAGCACAGGCGGCGGCAATGGCAGAGGAAGAAAGGCGCAAGACACTTCAACTAGAATATCAGTTAAAGGCTCAGAATATGCAACTAGAGTATCAGTTGAAACAAGGAGAGTCACAACTTGACCACGTTGAGGATATGGCTAAGATTGAACTCAGGGCTGAAAAAGATGCTGAGTTGATTGAGATAGCCGCTGATATGGATGATAATGCAGATGACGGAAGGCCCAACAAGCCCACAGACAGGGCGCAAATAAAGGGTCGTGACGTAATGCCTAGAGTAAACCCTCAACCATCAGACGACGCTATTAATAGGGCGAAAAACTAAGATTTTTACCCCTGTTCTTAAAGCTCTAAACGTGAGCAATGAGTAAGGAACTCAGTAAGGCTCATCTTGTATAAATACGCAATTCTAAAAAGGAGATAAACTGAAGGTGGTTGCTTCCCTGTTTCTACTGAGGCTACTGTCTCTCTTGTGACTCCTAGCAGGTCAGCCATTTCTAACTGTGTTAGTTCCCGCGATTTCCTGAGATTACGCATCCCGTTTTTAAGTCGTTCAGTTGTTTGATTCCAAGAGGTTTGAAAGTGTTTAGATTCTTCGTCTATAAAGTCCATGTAGGGAATAGGTTTACATTCAGTCCGATAAGCAATGCTTATTTTTGCAAAAGTAATAAATTTTAGTCACATAAGTCAATTTTAATTCAATTACTATGGAAGAAGGTCAAATAGGTTTAGAAGATATTGGTAAAGCCGTAGCTAAAAAAAGCGGGGCTATTTCAGAGGAAACAACGGAAGCCAAATCAGAACCGACGGAAGCGAAAGCTGAAGAGGTAAAGGAAAAGGTAGCAGAGTCTTCTGCCACCGAAGAGCAAAGTTCTTTGAAAAGTGAAACGGGTGCTGTGTTAGATTCTACTGAGAAATCGGCGGAAGATACAAAGCAACCAACAGAAACCACTGCTGAGTGGAATGAGCAATACGCAAAACTCGCGGAGCAAAACGGATACGTTAAGCCCCAAGATGAAGACGAGTTCATTTCAAGAATTAAGCAGTTACGTTCTGAGGGAATAGATGTTGAGAACCCTGACTTTTGGGCGGAGAAGACTGTTGATTATTCAACGTTCGACCCTAAAGACCCAAAGCAAGCTCAAGAACTAATCCAAAAAGAACTAAAGATAAAGCGTCCAGACTATAATAGTTTGGATGTTCAAGACCACCTCGAAGAGTCATATCCTGAACTCTATGAGTCGTTCAACAAAACTGAAGATGACTTCGACACAGATGCGGAGTACGAATCAGCAAAAGAAAAGTGGAACGATAAAGTAGAGAAAGCAAAGCGGAGATTGACTCGGGATGCGAATGGTGCTATTGCCACGTTAAAGGAACGTCAGGAGAAATTCGGACTTCCAAGCTCTAAAGAAACACAAGAGCAGCGTGAACAGCGAGAGTCACAACAAGCGGCGGCAATCCAAGCTTATAATAACTATGCTGATAAAAAGGTAAAGTCATTTGAAAAGCTAGGAGTTGAAGTAGAAGGCGTAGGTCATTTTGAGGTAGAGGTAGATGATTCAACTCGTTCTAATGTTCTCAAGACCATGACGAACCTGAACGAACACTGGAACAAATACTTCTCCGAAAATCCCAACGACCCTCTTAGCGATGACATCACAACAGATTTAGCGTGGGCATCGAAAGAGTTTAGGGAAAAAGCACTCAATGTAATTGTTGAACAAGCGATTGCAAAGAGTCAAACTGAGATTATTGATGCTCAAAAGAATCAGAAAGCTCCAAGCTCACACAGCTCAGAGTCGAAAGAGACTATTGACATTATGAGGCAGATTGGAACACAAGTTATCAAAAACTCCCATTGATGAGGAAAATCGCGGGAGGATACTAAGGGTTTCATTCTGTCAATTATTAACGTAGAATAAATAAACAACAAACGACATGGGATATAATGTAACCCCTTCAGCCGTTCGTACGACTACCAATAGAAACTACGTCAACTCTCAGGCTATTTCAAGCTCTATTACAAACTTGAACTTGGAGAAGCCTATTGTTGACCCGAACTTAGTTCGTGGTTTCCGCGGTCTGTTGACAACCTTTGTATCAAGCATGGGTGCTATGAATGGTGTAGACAACCCTTGGTACTCTCACGTAGAGAAAGATTGGATTCGTGAAATCGTAAAACCTTCAGCTTCCGTAGCTGCTGGTTCTACAGCGGGTGCTTCAGTAAATATTAGCGCTGCTTCTGGATACGTTCAGAACATCTCTAACTCTGCTGCTCCTGAATACTTCGAGTCTTCTACAAGCGCAGCTTACGTTCCTGCGGTAGGTGATATTCTTGTAGTTCCAAACGGCGCAAGTCCTGTACAGGTTCTTGTTACTGCTGTTTCTGCTGCACAGTTTACCATCTTCCCACTTCTTGCTGGTGATACAATTCCAGCGGTAGGAACATCAACAGAGATTGTACGTATTGGAACAGCCTTCCCAGAAGGTAGCTCTGCTGCTGCACCTCGCGCTTCTCGCATCAGTGGATATGAGAACAACCTTCAGTCTTTCCGAGACGCTTTCAAAGTAACTGGTTCAGCTTCGACTTCATGTACTTGGTTAGAGAATCTTGGTGAAAGTGGAAATGGTTATGCATGGTACTTGGAAGGTATCCGAGATACTGTAGACAACCACGAAACTGACTGTGAGGTAACAATGCTTGTTGGTGAGAAAGCCACAAACACTACTCTTGCCGCTGTAGCTGGTCAGGGTACAACTACCACAACAGAAGGTTTGACTCCATTTGTAGAGTCTAATGGTCAGCGTGAAGATTACGCTTCTGCCATTGATTTAGGAGACATCGCCGATATGTCTAAGGCTCTTTGGAAGTACCAAGGTGCTAAGGAGAACTACTTGTGGGTTGGACACGGTTTGTCTATATCCATTGATGATTTACTTCGTACTTCAAGCGGTTTGACTGCTGGTGGTATCATGTACTCTAACATCAGTGAGGACAAAGCGGCTAACCTTAACTTTAAGTCATTCACTTATGGTAACGTAACTTACCACAAGAATGTACTTGATGCTTACACTCAGCCGAACTTGTTGAACGCAACAGGATTACAGTATGACATTCAAGGTCTTGTAATTCCAGCCGACAACGTGAACGCGCCTAAAGACGGACTCAGAGGACAAACTGAATCTGTTCCTTCTCTACGAATTAACTACCTAGACCGTGAAGACGCGGTTAACGGTTATAAGGAGTGGGCAACTGGAGCAGCTATTTTGGATACTCCTACTGATGACGAAGATGCGATGACCATTCATATGCTTTCACAAAAAGGTTTTGAAGGATTCGCTGGACACCGATTCGGGCAGTTCTATACCTAGAATTATATTGAAGGCAACGTGTGGGGATGGCGACTTGTTCATCCCCGCGCAACCTTCGATAACATAAGATTACATAGTTAAATTTTAATACAAATCAAGAATGCAAACAGCAGAATTAAACAAGGGTGCTATCTTTGTAGTCAAAGAAAGACCCAACAGAACCTCCACTACTCTCGGGGGAAAATACGGGGCTAAAGGCAACGTAAACACAACTCAACTCGGAATCAAAGCATACGCGACTATCGTAAAAGATGGCGTCTACAAGCAAATCGCTTACGACCCAATCCTTTCTTCTCGCTTTGGTATCTACACAGAGAATTGGGAAATGTCTAATGATGAGATTGATAAGAGATTATCAAACTTAAAGAAAATCGTTTTTAACGGTGGTATCATGTGGACAAGACCTGAAGAGAAAGCTCTTAGAGATTATTTAAGAGAATACATGGAGCGTCCGAACGCCACTCAATCCTTTTACGAGGTTAACCCTGCTAAGACGGCAGAAGAGGAAATGGCTCGGGATATGCTCGAAACAAAAGCAAAACAACTTGTTTATAGTGGTAGCGAACACGATGTCGTTAACTACGCTATGGCGCTAGGGATTAAGACAAACGAAGACTCTCAACTAGGAGGTCATCGTCGTCCGTTCAAGTCTATTCAGTGGGATTTGTTAAAATTCGCGGAGGAAGACCCAGAAGGTTTCCTTAATGGATGGCAAGACCCCGCAACAGAAAAGCAAGTACAAGTACGCAAAGCACTACAGAAAGGTGTTATTACGTATGACCAAACACGCAACTCCATTAATTGGAGAAGCAACGGAAACATTATCGCTACCGCTCCTGCTGGTGCATCCCCTGTGGAACACTTCGCAGCTAACGTAGACCATGATGAGCAATACTTCAAGTCTTATCAAGCTATGGTAGGAATGATGGAGGAGGAGTCTCCTAATATGACTATTGAAGAGGCTAGAGATTCTATTCAAGATATGGGTGCTGACATCGCAGATGATATGAGCATTGGTACTTTGGTGGAGTTTGCCCTTAACCAAGAGGTTATTGAGACTCGCGCCCCCAAGAATAAAAAGGGAGGCGTAGGATACTTCGTGGACGGAGAAAAGGTTTGTCATCTTTCTAAGAAAGACCTTTTAGCTATGGTAGAGGTAGACGGAGACTTGCAAGATAAGTTGAGAAAACTTATTGTGGTTAACTAAGGTTTCCTTATATTTGACATCAGTCATTGTTTTCATTTTTTTACTTTAAGCCCTGTTAGGAAACTAGCGGGGCTTTTTGTTGCCTTACACTGTTTCAGGGTGTGTATTTGTATCTTTGTAATACTAAGAAATTCGCACACGAAAAATGGCAACTACAACCAACGAAATTAATTTCATAACGTCCTTTGATTGGAACTCTAAGACCCTTTCAGTATCGGACGCTTCTGATTACACGGGAACGAACCTATCTAATATAGACCCCATCTCTGATATGCGGGGCTTAATTAAGGTCGTTGACCCTAATGGCAGCACAGCGTATAATAACACTTCTACGGGCTCCCCAGACATTACAGCGGCAGCGCAAACGATAACTGCTATGAACGCGGCTACCGACTCCCTTACAATTACGGGTCACGGATACGTAACGGGTCAAGCTGTTTGTTACGATAGTCAGGCGGGTACGGATATTGGCGGGTTGGCTGACAGGACTAATTATTTTGTAATTAAGGCTACTGATAACGTCTTTGGTTTAGCCGCAACTTACGACGATGCAATAGCCGCAACCCCTATAAACCTTACAGGTACTCTTCCCGCGGGGACTCAAGAATTGACGGCTAAGAACTCTAGCATTACAATCAGCCTTCCTACTAACTCGGATGGTACACCTGTAACAGGTTCTTACCTTGTTACCCTTAAGATGTTTGATGCGGGTTCTACAAGCACTAAGTACGATAGGGTTCAGTATGTTAATCTTGATTACTCACGCCCGACGTTAGCATTTGACATCTCGCACAGCGTTATCACTCCAATCTTTTTCAAGTCTATTATTGGAAACTCTTTTGCAGTCGGTGGAGTTGCGCCAACAACAACTTACTCTCATATTTTGTATAATCCCCCATCAATCGGCGGGAATACAACAAAAACAACAGCGACACTAAACACCAACGTATTCTATACAGGCCCATGTCAAGTAGTAGGAACAGCGACAAATACATGGCAGTTCTCTAACGCTTTCTACTCTGACGATACAACAGCCAACACAATCCGTTGGACTCTTACTGATGTAGTAACAGGAACAGAGGCGTACACTGTAGATGGAACGAACTCTATCTCCGACTACTACCCTTGCATGAAGTCCTTGTTTGATAGGATGGAAGCAAAAAGAACTACTAATCGCGGGGATTATGACCGATTAAGGGCTGACTTTGAACTAGCTTCTTCTAACTACCAAATGCTAGAGGCGGCAATCAACTCAGACTTCTCAACAGACATTAACACTTATGCTCTTGAGATTCAGCGGTTAACTAATTGCTCCCCTACAACTGCTTCTACTCAAGTATTTGGCATTGGAACCACAAGCGAGATTACCCGTAAGTACGCGAAGACATTAACCGTTGCATCCACAACATACACACCACTAGACGCTAATTCAAACGCTGCCCTTGTTGGGTATAGTGATAATGATATTGCTGTCTTTATTGATGGTGAATATGTTCAGGTCGGTACATCAATTACAAGCTATTCTTTAAATAGTTCAACGGGGGTTATTACGCTTGGTGCTACGGTAAACATAGGCCAGAATATCACGGTGTATATACTAAAACCTTAAGCAAGTAAATGGCAGCTTTCGCAGACATAAATGAGGTCTACCAGCAGGTATTTAAGGTGGCAAATAAGTCACAAAAGGGCGGCTATCTCGACTCCGTAACCTTTAACCGCTACGCAAAGTTAGCAGAAAGCGATTGGAAGAATGATGCCTACCTAAAGTATGATAGTGGACAAAAGAATTGGGACGACATCTCAGCTTTGAGAAAGACCCCAAGCCTTATCTCTTTAGATGGTGCGGGATACGCTAGATACCCTTATGACTATTGGCACGCTAGTAGGGTTCAACTTCCGTTCTCTCAGAATGGTGCGGTGGTTCCCGTTACAGGAGTGGGCGATAATGTTCTTGCTGAACTTCTTCAGTCTGAACTTACCCCTATTGACTCGGAGCATCCCGTTATCATTTATTACGACGACAAGTTTCGAGTTCTCCCCCTTGGTCTTAACAATATAGAGTTTAGCTACTTACGCAGAACACCAGTACCTTATTGGAACTATACGGTATCAAGTAGCCGAAAGGTCTTTGCGGCAACAGGAGGAGCGGTGGTAAACGATAACATGGGAACCTCCTTTGCGAGTAACGACGTAGATACAGGCAGTAATCAAATAACATTAGCGGGACACCCTTTTAAGACGGGGGATGTAGCTTTCTACACATCTAATGACAACACTACTGTCGGCGGGTTAAACGAGAACCAACAAGTGTACATTATAAGAGTAAGTTCTTCAGTTATAGCCTTAGCCTCTAATTACACAAACGCTATTGGTGGGGTTCGGATAAACCTTTCGTCAACTCCCGCAGGAGAAACGCACTACTTAGCAAACTTCCCTGATATTCTCAGTGGGGACAGCACGGACTTCGTAGTTCCTAATTTTGCGACAGACGACTTGGTGTACAGAATTTGTGTTTATCTAGGAATATACCTTAGAGACAGCAACGTTGTTCAAGTCTCAGAAGCAAGTAAAAACACCAGCAACGGATAAGGAATGTCAACTAAAAGGCTTTTAGCAGAACAAGTACAGAAAATACTAACGCCTCGCGTTACTACGGATGCCAAGATAGACATTCGTGAGTGTGAGTTGGCGGTAGCACAGGTAAGGGATAACATTGCTTACACCTTTCTTACTGCGGCAGCGTACCAAGATGAGCTAGACCTTTTCGGGGGATTCGTTTCTTCTCCTGACGAGTACACGATTCAAAAAGGTGATGACGGAAATTACTTTGTTCAGCTTACCTCAACACCTTTAGACCTCCCAAAGAACATGGGCGTCTACGCTGTGTACGGAAAAGAGGATATGTCCACTCAGTACCTTCCTGTTGGAATAAACTTCACAGCAATGTTCAAGGAAAGTGAGGCTCGGGATAACGAAGGCAACCCTGCTTTTGCTCTTCACGCGGATAAGTTAATCTTTCATGGAGATGTGACAGAGGGAACAGGGCTATATGTGGTGATGGTTAAAAGTGGTTTTGATATTCCTTCTCGGGGATTCTTTCCTATTCCACCAAGCTACGAAAGGGAAGTTGTAAGAGGGGCGTTAGAGATGCTTGCCCCTGAGAAGCAAATACCAGAAGATTTAATTAACGACGGAATAGACAACTAAGATGGCACTCAGCGCAAATAAAAGTTTAGAGCAAGTAGTAAAAGACTACATGATTGAGCGTGGGTTTGAGTCTCTTCACGGGTTCAGCCGATACCTAAACATGGCTATCCAAGGATTAAAGATATTGGAGCGTGACGTTTCCTCGCAAGTACAGAAGTGTGAGCTTTCAGTTTCTAGCGCACTCACCGCAGACCTCCCAAGCAACTGCGTAAAGACATTGGGGTTTGCCATATTAAAGAACAATACATTCTACCCGCTTACTCACAGCTACGACCAAGCGCCCGTAGGAACCGATTCAAGCGGAGATGATACTGTTAGTGATAACGAAGATAGTAATGCCGTTACAGGCATCGGGGTAGGCTTCTACACGACAACAACCACTAACCTTCACGGAGAGTTCATCGGCAGGATATACGGACTTTCGGGCAGACAAAACGGAACTTACTCAATTAACCAAGCACAGAACAGAGTAGAGTTCAACAGAAACTTCAGCACTAAGAACCCTGTGTACGTATTCTTCATTGGCAACCCAGAGAAAATCGACGGAAAATACAGGGTAAACGAAATCAACGTAGAAGCTATTAAGGCTTACATCCATTGGGTTGATATGCGGTACAAGAGAAGCGGAAGCATGGGTGCAAAGGAACAGGCTAAGATGGATTGGTCTAACGCCAAGCTTAAAGCAATCGCCGACCACTCAAGCAAACGAAGAACAGATTGGGAAGATATTATCCGCAAGAACTTCAAAATGCTAAAATTCTAAGATGGCTAATATCGAGGAGGTAAAAACATTTAGCGGTGGGATGAATAAAGACGACGACCCGCATTTTTTACCAGATGGTGACTATACTGATGCGCTTAATCTTACATCAAAGGTTATTGGTGGTACTGCTGGTGTTTTAACTTCTCAAGTGGGAAACTTAGAGATTGATACATACCTATCATTTGACTTAACTTCTACTAAGTCGTCGATATCTGGAAATGTAATCACGGCAACATCGGCAACTAATTACCAAACAGGTATGGCTGTTCGGTATGAACACGCTCTGGGGAATACTGCGATTTCAGGATTAACTGAGGGTAATGTGTATTATGTGGAGAGGTTGTCTAATACAACTTTCTCTCTCTACCCGACTGAGCAAGACGCAGAGGATGGAACCAATATTATTACACTTAGTTCCGACCCATCTGGGACACATGAATTTATTTTAGTTTATGCTTTACCAATTGGCTCAAATACGGTGGTTGGTCAGAGGTGGGATAAGGCAAACAACAAGCTTTATTATTTTATCCACAACTCTAATGATAGGCATTTAATACTTCAATACAACCCCACGGAGAATGTTGCAAGATTAGTTCTTGAAAATAATGCTTGGACTAGGGGGTATTATTGGTGGGATTCAGCGTACCAAGGAGCTTGGTCTGCCTCACCAACCTCTTATGATATGAATGACATTGTGGAGGCTTCTGGTAGTTATTACATGAGCCTTCAAGAAAGTAACGTTGGCGTAGACCCGTCTGGGGCGGATACGATTGCGTCAACACCTTTATACTCTGAGCTTTATTGGAGGAAATTGGATGATTATTTTCCATTAGATAGTTCAAGTACGATTATAACACATATTGAAACTATAGACAGGGATGGTTCTACCTTCTTGCTTTGGGCTAACCCAAGTGGTGAGCCGTGTATGATAAATGTAGATAGGTGTATGAGTTTGGGGCAGAGTAATCAATACCCCCCCATGTCACCGTCAGATGTTCAATTATACGCAAACACGCCTCAATGGGCTCCAAAAGTAGGATACGGTCAAGACACTAGCTTAGACACAAATTCCGTAAGGGGTAAATTGTTTCAATTTAGGTATAGATACAAATATCGAAGTGGTGAGTATTCAGCATTCTCTCCGTCAAGTAGGATAGCTTTAACGAATTTTTACCCAAGCACATCCAGCTCTAATGACCTAGATAACGTTATTAACATCAGAGCTTATCTCCCAGATAACCTAACAAATTCATCTAGTTATAGTTGGAAAAGCGAGGTTGAGTCTATTGATATTTTCTTCCGACAGAACTTAGACGGCAATACGGGTAGTTGGTTTTTAGCTCAAACTATAGACATTGATGATGCAACTATCTCTAGGGGGATTAGAACCTTTGGGGTTAGTAAAGTTGCTACTTTATCTAGTAGCTTTCAAACCACTCCTGCGTTAAATAAACTGATACAAGGAGAGCCTGTAAAGTACGAAACAGATGGGACGCCACCAACGGGTATTAATAATGGTGATACTTATTACGTTTGCTTTCCGCTTGATGGTAGTATTAACCTATCTACAACTCACCAAGAGGCTTTAGCTAATAACTTTATATCATCAACCACGCTAGACACTGGAACATCTACAGTTTCTACAGCCTTTAATTCAAGTGAGGGGCCATTTTATGTGGAGTACGATTTTACGTCTGGTCAGGGGGCTTCTGCTGTTGACACCTTAGAGTCCGACCAATTGTACGATTTTATCCCAAAGAAGGCTGAGACAATGGTTCTTACTAATGGGAATAGAGTTGCTTTAGGTAATGTCACGCATGGGTATGATTGGGACGCCTCTAATCTCAACGTTCAGCTTACGACTCTAAACGATAGTCAATCTGAGAATAAGAGTAGATGGTGTTTAAAAACTGGGTCAAATCATTTACTCGGTCTGGTGTATTCAGATGGGAATGGTAGATTGTCAAACGTATACACTAACAAAGATTCAGAGATATCTATTGGCTACCACAACTCATCCAATAAAGGTGCAAGTTGGGTTAAGTTTGTTATAGCACACGCACCGCCATCTTGGGCTAAGTATTATCATATAGTTTATGGTGGAAATAAAACAAAAAGCAACTACATTACTTTTGTCGCGGGGGTTGGCTCCATAAGTTCAGGGACAACAAATATAGTAGAGGCGGAGATGATGTCCGTCAAGGATATGTCCGATGAAATGGGTGTGTCTAATATTAACTATAATTATTCATTCACTGAGGGTGACCTTATTGTCCCAGTGTATAATAGAGCTTCTGGTCAATACTATAGAGATATATCAACAATAGATGAAGTTCATGTCGGTGAAGTATTGTCTTATGATTCTGGAACCTATACGATTAAATTCAGGAGACCCTCGTCTTTAAAGGGCGCGTGGAATCTTACTGGCGCTAATTCTGATGGTAATATCTATGAGGTTTACTCGCCAAGAGACCCTAGTGAAAATCAAGTTTGGTATGAGATTGGGGAGCAGTACAGAATATCAAAAGACTCTAACGGAGCCTTAGCACATAGTGCGAGTGGATGGGATGGTGGGTCTAGGAATCAAGAGGTCGGTACTCAGTCCGCTATAGCCATTGTTGAGGCTGGAGATGCTTATATATTTGGCGTATACGATGCTGCCGCGGTGGGTCAGGGTTATATAGATACTGTATCCTCCGCATTCTATCCGAATTACTCATGGGCGGAGGCAAACTACTTAGTTCCAAACAGGGAGTCTAAATCCACCTCAATAGGTCGGCCAAACTCCGTTGGTAACTCCCAAGAGCAAACATACATAACGGAGATTGATTATAGTGAACCATACGTTGAGAACACAAATTTCTTCGGGGTTAATAGGTTTTATGATTCTAATTTCTTTAGCGATATAAGTGAGGCTTATGGGGCTATTAAAAAGACATATAGTTATGGTGATTACATTACTGTATTTCAAGAACTAAGGGTTTCAAGGTTATTGTCTAATAAGTATTTTATAAACACAGCAGACTTATCTGGTGGTGTCATAGGTCAAACGCAAAGTGTGTTTTCATCTCCGTCTTACTTCCCTCAAGAGTACGGATGCCAAAACCCAGAGAGCTTTGCTGCGTTCGGAGACTCCATGTATTGGGTTGACCGAATAAGGGGCGCTGTATGTAGGATGCGTGGTGGTGGAATAGAGAGTATCTCAGACATAAAGATGTCTACTTATTTTGAGTTTAATCTAAGCGACCCTGTTATATCTTCAGTTCTCAGTTTATCCTCTATTAATTCATTGTTAAAAGGCGCTTATAATATAGGTGACTCTGAGTATGTTTTAAATCTAACAACCATAAATGAGTTGAAGTGTACAACAATAAGTAATGGCTCTTACTCTTATACGTTAACTTTTTCTAATGAGGATATAGAAAAGGGTTTCTTATCGCAAGCTGTTGCTGATGGAGTTGTTTATGTAAAAGCCCAAGACTCTAGTGATTACGGAATAATTAAGGGCGGTATATCAAGTAGCGATTCTACATCTATAACTATAGACTCCAAGACTATTGGTGGTAGTGATTTTGAGCTTTCAACGGGGGCTAATTACGTTCTTCTTATTGATAAGGCAAGTATAGCTTTTAATCAAGAAAGAGGTAGGTGGACAAGTAGGTATTCGTATAACCCACAATTATTGGGCGGTTTTGGTACGGATTTGGTTTCTTTTTCTGGGGGTAAAATGTATAGACACACATCTCAGCCATATTACGATTCATCTGATGATATCAATAAATCTAATTGGAACAGATTCTACGGCACTGTATATGACTCTAGCGTTAACTTCGTGGTTAACAAGGAGCCAATCGCCGTAAAAGTCCCACTAAGTATAAACGTGGAGAGCAATCAAGCTTGGTCTGTACCTTACGCTATCAATAACAGAAGTCAAATAACGGAGTTGAACCTAGCAGACTTTGAGTTGTTTGAGGGTCAATATTGGTCTAACTTTCTTCGTGATAAGTACACTCCAAACCTTGACTATCCTTTGTTAGATGGGGATGAAATGCGTGGTGCGTACCATGAGATTAAGCTACTGACCAGTATTACTGACGGAACTGCGGAGACAATAGCAGAAGCGCCCGTATTATTCTCAGTAACTATACCACAACTTTACTCTCCAATAAGCTAGTAATGCTTATTTTTGCATTTAGATTATGAGTATTAGTTCTATTGTAAAAAAAGTTCGCGGGATATTCAAGCGCAAAGATATTGCGAAGGAAGCCCTCGAAAGCATTAACGAGAATCGTGGTCTGCTATGGGAGAAGATAGCGATATTCAAAGAACAAGTACTCAGCATAGAGGGGTCGGTAAGGCATCACACAGAAGAGATGGACGAACTTTTTCCTACGAAGCATCACCTGAAGAATGGGATGTACACGCGGGAGGTCTTTATGCCAAAGGATTCGTTGGTAGTAAGCTTTATACACAAGCAAGACCACCCATCGTTCTTCCTTGAGGGTGAGATGTCTATACTGATGGACACAGGAGAGGTGAAAAGAATTAAAGCGCCGATGCAGTTTCAAACTGAGATAGGCACACAAAGAGTAGCTTACATGCACGAAGACTGTAGATGGACTTGTGTGTATAGGACGGATGCAAAAGAAATTGAGGTAGCGGAAAAAGAAGTTTACACAGAAGACTTCCTTGAGCTACCTGAACACGTAATATTGAATAAGAGATGGCTGGAGTAATAGTAGGATTAGGATTAACGGCTGCTGGAATCGGGATTAAGGCGGGGCAATCGTTCAGTCAGGCTAAGAAACAAAGAAAATCCGCAAGAGCTAAGCAGTTCTCCCAAGCGGGGATATATAAGGGTGAGGATGGTAAGTACACTGCTGATAAGAGCAGTATGATTGAATACACAGACCCCGCTACTGGAGAGACTACACTGGTTCCACAAGCTTTTGCAGGATTAGTCGCAGCAAGAGAGAACCAACAGAACATGGAACTTGCTCAGGCTGACAGAACCAAGAAACTTGAAGGTCTTGAGAGTCAGTATCAAAACTTAGCACAACAAGGATTACCCGATGCTGTAGAGCGGGGGATGGAACAAAACATACAACAAGGTACTAATCAGTTGCTTAGAGGGTTGCAAGCATCACGTTCAGGGCTTCGCGGGATAAGTGGAGTAGCCAGCCAACAGAATCAAAGCTATCAGAACCTTGCAATGATGGACGCTCAAGCAAG